ATCGAAAGGTTCAACACGTTCTTGAAAGATAACCCCTCAACAAAACAGCCGAACTTTATAATCAACCACAAAGCTAGGGGGCTGATCTCTGAATTGGGTGGTTGTGCTAACCCATTTGACGATCAAATCCATGTGTATACGTGGCGCACAGACAGAGATAACAACGTGATCGGAAGACAACCCAGAGATGCTTTCAATCACAGCATAAAAGCAGTAACCTACGGATTAGTTGTAAACTTCGGGTATGCTAGAGCGGCAGGCGCAACAAAGATAATTACTGTAAACAGGTGGTAATGTGGCTAAAATTGATGACCTAATTTCCCAGATTGAAGAAGTTTGGGAGTCGCCGGGTTTCCGCACCAGACGTACTCGCATGGAAAGCGATTACGGTCTGTACCGTATGAATCCATACGAAGCTGGCAATGGCTACCAAAGCTACACATCAAACGCTCCAAAGATCCTCGCAGATAAGATCATGTCTTACCTGTCGAACGCCCAGATGTCGGTACGAGTACCCCTCAGTTCTGAGGTTGATGACCGTACTCCCGGCACACTGAAGGAAAAGTTCGTTATCGGCGCACTCAACCTTGCCGATGAACGAATGCAAAGATACGGACAACCATCTGTCAGAGAGCAACTAGCCTTTTATGTGACGCTCCGTGGGTGGTATGCAGGGCGAGCCATGCTAAACAAGCACGAAGATGGCTCTACATATGTTGACATAACACCACTTGACCCCCTTCACATTTGTTATGAGATGGATGACCAAGGGATTGTTTGGCTTGCACACAAAACAAAACGCTCGCCTGCTGCGGTAAAGCGATCTTACAACGTAGATGTTGAGCCTTTGATTGAAGGAGAAACTTCTTCAGGTGTAACTGTTTGGGACTATTACTCAAGAACAGAAAACGCAGTCATTGTTCGTGGTGATGAAGATACGGTGAAGTACGGCAAACGCCTTACGAAACACAATGTCACTGACGTAAACGGCAACCCATGCGCTCCAGTATTCCTTGGCGCAGTTGGTCCAGCCCCTTGGGTACAGGACGATCTATCGGGTGATGACACCGCAAGAGATTACGGTGAGTCGATATTCTCTGCCAACCGGATTCTTTACGAAGATTACAACTTCGCTATGAGTGCATATAAGACACTTGTACGGCGCGCTGTAAGGCGACCATACAAGATTGTTTCCCCGGATGGAACTACAACTCTTGACACTGATCCGTGGCAGGATGGGTCAGAGGTTCCGCTGCCAGCAGGAACTGATATCCGCTTGATGGAAGAGATCACAATGCCTCTTGATACGGGAGCATTTGTTGGCTTGGTATCAGGTGAGTTGCAGCGTGGTGGTTTATCGAACGTAAGTTACGGCGAACTTCCCTTTGCTATCTCAGGCTTTGCAGCAAAGATATTGCAGGAAGGCTCTGCCCACCAGATCGAACCCAGAGTAAAAGGCATGACTGCCTGCTATAAACAGATCTCTGAAATTATTTCAATGCAGTACGAAGCTGGTGGCTATAACCCGCTTGAGGTAAGAGGTCGCCATAACGATATTGCCAGCTACTTCAACGAAGAAATCAAACCTGCTGACCTTGAAGGTGCAGGAGCGATTGATGTCAAGTTCGGTGTGCGTATGCCACAAGACGAACCGCAGCTAATCACAATGGCACAGATGATGCGTGAAGGTCAGAAGCCTCTTGCACCGGACGAGTGGATTTGGGAGAATGTCTTACAGATCAATGATGTAGACCAGTTCCGTAATTCAATTTCGGCACAGCAAGCACAAGTAACAGAGCCAAAGGCATTGTTGCTTACGTTGATCGAAGGTCTAATGCAAACGGGCGAGCAAGAAAAAGCCCTGATTTATGTAGATCTTCTACGAAAGACATTGAAACAAGACCAACAAGAAGAGACTGCTCAAGACTTACAGTTCCAGCAGTTACTAAATTCTATTGGTATGACTCCTCCGCAGGCTGGTCAGGGTGCTGCCCCACAGCCACAAGCCCCAAATCCTAATCCGGGTGGTACGGGAAGAAGCCCCATGGACGTATCAGGTGGCATAATATCTTCTCAGATGCAAGGCTTTCAACGAACTGGCGACCCACGACAGGCTCCACCGGGAACACCGGGAGGGGCAGGACCAAGAGTTAACCCGCTAGGGTAGGAACGTAATATGGCACTTTATCAAGTAACAATAGCTACTACAGTCGGAGGAGTCGCTACTCCAACGGTATACAGCGTTGAGGCAAACAGTGAAGCCGCAGCAGTATCTGAGGCAAGAAGGCGTTCTGCTGCTAACCCTCAGAACAGGTTTCTTCCGCCAAGTGCTTTTAGTGAGCCAACAGTACGCTTTTATCCTAACGAAAAAGCGTGGGTGGAGAGTGGTGGAACAACTGCTGAGCTAGAGAGAGTTAAGAGAGAATCTAACGAGCAGGCAGTCGAGGCATCTGAGCAAGCTACAGTGGAAGAGCCAGTTCAAACCGTTACCGACTCAAGCTTTAGTGCATACGCAGATAGGTTGGGAGAGCCAGAATATACCAGAACCCCATCCTTCCAAGCCTCTCCAACGCCAGAAGTCGGAAACGTACAGAACTTTAGCCAAGATGACTCAAGTCTCCCTCCTATGTCCCTAGATGATTTTGCAGCTAGGAAGTTTGAGGAAGACAGGGCAAGGGATATACAGGCTAAAGAGGAAGCGGCAGCGGCAGCGGCGGCAGCCGAAGCGGCGGCAGCAGCAGCGGCAGGCTCTTTACCATTCGACCTTAGTGACCAAGATCTATTTGATATATCTCCTGATGCTGGGTACAAACGTGCTTTTGGTAACGTATTTGGGAATGAAGTAACAAGTCGTGGTCCACTGGCAGGATATTTTGATAGGCAGCGAAGTGGACTTACTAACGCATTCCGATCAAAGTCACTTGTTGACTACCTGAATGATTTTGGGCTAGATCAAGGGCTGGCAAACGCAGGTGCTGGCGGGATATTAGAAGGTCCGCCCCGTCACAATTACACTTCAACGATAGGAAGACTACCTGATGGCACAGTAGGTGCTGTGGGTCCGGGTGCTTTTGATCCAAATGCAATAGTAGCTTTCCCCAGTTCAAACCCTTTGCAAGATCCGTTTGTTCCTCAATCAGGGTCATTTGAAAACTTTCTAAGGCAAAGCCAAGCTGCTCCAACAGGATTGAACTCTGCGTATACCAATGCTTTGCAAAATTACCAAACCCTAAGAGGTCTTTCAGCAAGTCAAGCCCCTGAATCGTTATCATATTTGTTCTCACCAGAACAATTTAGTGATGTGCAAAATCCTTACGGCTTGTTACAAGCTGCTCAAAGAGGTAAATATTCACCACTTGTTAGTAACTTATTTAGAACCCCAAGTTACGAAGACACCTTTGGTGATTACACTCTCGCTTCACAAGATCGAGCAAAGCAGGGACTTGGATCACAAAACTTCCTTGACTTTGCAGGATCAAGGTTTGGACTCTAATGGCAATGAATCCTACATTCGCAGGGTTTCTTGAAGAAGAACCACGCGCTGCATTCTTTGGGACGCTTGGTCAAAAGGGAATGCTTGATACTTCTAATAGAAGAAAGCAGGCTGAAGATATTTACTCAGGAGCAATGACTGAGTTTTACGGAAAGCTTGGCGAGCAGATCCTTGGTGGTGGAGAACCAACAATGACGTTCTCTAATTTCCTTGAAGACTTTCCATTTACAGATCGGTTCGCACAACTAGGAAGGCAGTACAGTCAGCAAAGTAGGTACAAGCCCCCTACTAGATTCCTGTATTACTAATGACCCAATCGTTTTCAAACTTTGTCGGAGCCTCTCCTCCTCAAGACAACTTGTTGCTAGCTAGGCTTGTGCAAGAAGCAAGGCAAGGTGGCACTAGAGGACGCTTGGCTATCAACCAGCTACGCAGACTCCCCGGTGGCAGAGAGGCTTTACAGGCAGTTCTTGCCCCTGCGCCTCCTCCTCCCGCTCCTGCGCCGCCTCCAGTTGCCGCAGCCCCGCCTGCTCCTGCTCCTATGGCTCCACCGCCTCAAGCT